AGCAGGAGGGCGTCATCGCCTACCCATACAATCCGGGCCGCGCCGACAAGCTCACCCGCCTGCACATCGTCTCGCCCGTATTCGCCCGCCGCCTCGTCTGGTTGCCCGAGAGCAGCAACCCGGCGCGCAAGGGTCAGCCGGTCAACTGGTGCGAGACCATGCTCTCGCAACTGTGCTCGTTCACCGGGACCGGCAGCATCAGGCACGACGACTACGTGGACAGCACGTCGCAATGCCTGCGGCTGTGCATGGACAAGGGGTTCCTGTCGGCGCAACTGCCCGCCTTCGAGCAGCGCGCGGCCGCCGAGGAGACCGAGGTCAGGCGCCAGTTGCGCAGGCCCGGCTACAACCCCTACGCGACTTGACGGCGCGCGGTGCGCATGTCACTTACAGCGGATGGTTTAACGGAAGGGATCGGCATGGGCGGGGAATGGCGCGACGACAGGCCGGAGGCGCAACCGGACTTCTGGTCGTTCCGGCCGCAGTCCGACCACCCGCACTGGATCGACCTCGCCATGAACGACATCGCCGACAGCATTCGCGGCAGCGGCGCGGAGCAGCCGGACTGGCAGCGCTGGACGGTGATAACCGACGACCTTCCGCTTGCCGCCGTCTACCCTCCCGGCATCTACTTCGAGGGCTGGTCGAGCGCGCCGCACCGGATGGACCCGCCGCATCGCGAGCCGTCCGGGTTCGCGTTCCCGCTGCGATACGTACACTAGACGTGCAAACGAAAGGGTGAAGAATGCAGACCGAATCTCTGAAAGCGACCGAAGCCGAATGCGCTGAAGGCCGCACCGCGCCGCTCATTGGCTATGCCCTGCGCGAGAAGCCGGCGCGATGACCGACAACTTCGCCAACTACCCGGTCAGCACGAGCGAGGTGCGCGCCAATCGCGAGGAAGACTGCCGGTTGTGGACGCCGCGCGATGCGCTCATCTCCATCCTGCGCGACATCGACGAGGGCAAGGTCGCTCCGGACGCGCTGATCTGCATCTACCGCGAGCGAGGCGACGACGGGAGTATGCGAACGCATTTTGCCGCTGCCTCGCCGGACATCCACACGTCTCTCGGGCTGTTGACGCGCGGCCAGTTCAAGCTGATGGAGTGACGGCGTGGACCTCGGCGCTATCCGAACGGCTCTGTCTGAGGTATACGCCAAGGTCTTCGCAGCAGGGACCGCGCACTGATGGACGACGAAGACGATATCGCCGAGGGCGAGTACATCGAACTCGGAGAGGACGAGGAGACCGACGTCGAGGAGACCGACGACGGCGGCGCGGTCGTCACGCTGGGCGAAGGCAAGCGGCGTACCGACGACTTCTACGCCAACCTCGCCGAGGACATGGACGAGGTACAGCTTGACCGCATCGCCACGCAGTTCATCGACCTGATCCAGCGCGACCGGCAGTCGCGCAAGCGCCGCGACGAGCAGTACGCCGAGGGACTGCGGCGAACCGGCCTTGGCGACGACGCACCGGGCGGAGCCGAGTTCGTCGGCGCCACTCGCGTCGTCCACCCCATGCTGGTGTCGTCGACCGTCGACTTCGCCGCTCGCGCCATCCGCGAACTGTTCCCCGCAGAGGGGCCGGTCAAGGACGCCATTCCCGGCGACGTATCCCCGGAGAAGGTGCGCAAGGCCAAGCGCAAGACCGCGCTGATGAACTGGCAGTTGACCGTCCAGTGTCCCGAGGCCCGCAGCGAGATCGAGCAGATGCTGACGCAGGTGCCGATGGGCGGCGCGCAGTATCTCAAGCTGTCGTGGAACGAGACGCGCAATCGTCCCAGTTTCCTGTTCGTCGCCATCGACGACATGCTGCTGCCCTATGCCGCGTCCAGCTTCTACTCGGCGCAGCGCAAGACCCACGTCCAGTACCTCACCCGCGTCGACTTCGAGCAGCGGGTTGCTTCCGGCGAGTACCGCGATGTCTCGCTCAGCGCGGTGTCGCTGACCCCCGAGCAGACCGATGCGGCGCAGGCCAACGACAGGATCGAGGGACGCGAGGACAGCAGCTACAACGAGGACGGACTGCGCGAGGTCTACGAGGTCTTCGCGCTGTGCTCGCTGACCCGCAACGTCAAGGGCCGCGAAGGCGACTTCATCGACGACGGAGAGGACGACGTCCTCGCGCCCTACATCATCTCCATCGACAAGACATCGGGCAAGGTCCTGTCGATCTACCGCAACTGGGACGAACTCGACGAGAGCCGCGAGGAACTGCAATGGTTCGTCGAGTTCCCGTTCGTGCCGTGGCGCGGCGCGTACCCCATCGGCCTGCCGCACATGATCGGCGGACTCAGCGGCGCCGCGACAGGCGCCCTGCGCGCGCTGCTCGATGCCGCGCACATCCAGAACACGCCGTCCGGCATGAAGCTGAAGGGCGTCACGCGCGGCGGCCAGGACGTCGCGCCGAATCCCGGCGAGATCGTCGAGATCGACGGCGGCCTCGTCAACGACGACATCCGCAAGCTGTTCATGCCGATGCCGTACAACCCGCCGTCCGGCACGCTGTTCCAGTTGCTCGGCTTCATCGTCGATGCGGCGCAGGGGGTTGTCCGCACCACTTTCGAGGACATGGCCGAGCAGCGTGCCGACGTCCCGGTCGGCACGACGCTCGCCCGTCTCGAACAGGCGATGGTGGTCTACCGCGCCATCCACGGGCGGCTGCACGACGCCATGCAGCGGATGCTGGCCATCCTGCACCGGCTCAACGGCATGTATCTCGACGACGAGAAGATCGAGAGCGAGATCGGCGAGGAGCTGGCGACGCGGGCCGACTTCGAGGGCGCGATGGACGTCGTGCCGGTCAGCGACCCCAATATCTTCTCCGAGACGCAGCGCGTCATGCAGGGGCAGGCCGTCGGTCAGCGCGCCGCCGAGCGCCCCGACCTGTACGACGCGCGCAAGGTCGAGGAATTCATTCTCTCGACCCTCAAGATACCCAACGCGACCAACATGCTCCTGCCGGCGGTGCAGCCCAAGGAGCAGAACGCGGTCAACGAGAACGTCGCAGCGTCCGTCGGGCGGGCCATCACGGCTTTCCCGGAGCAGGACCACCTCGCCCACATCCAGACGCACGTTTCCTACATGATGAGCCCGGTGTTCGGCCAGAGTCCGATGTCCGCTCCGGTTTTCCTGCCGATCATGCTCGGTCACATCAACGAACACATAAGCTGGTGGTACGCCTCGGAGGTCTTCAGGAAGGCCAGCGACGTTATCGGGCACGACCTCGGCGAGCAGATGAAGGATATCAAGGACGACCACGAGAGCCGACGTGCGCTGGACCGCATGCTGGCGGAAGCGACACAGATCGTCGTGCAGCAGGGCCAGACGCAGTTCGAGCAGTTCCCGGCCATCATCCAGCAGGCGCAGCAGGTGCTTGCGCAATATGCGCCGAAGCCACCGCTCGACCCCAAGGTCGAGCTTGCCGCGCAGAAGATACAGCAGGCGCAGCAGGCCAACGCGGCGGACAACCAGAACGACATCCAAGTCGAGCAGATGAGGCAGGCCGGCGAGGACAGGCGCAAGATGGCCGACCTGGAAGCGCGGCTGCGGATCAATGCCGAGGACAATGCGACGGCTGCCACCATCGCGGCAGCCGAGATAAATTCGGGCGAGCGGGTAGCCGTTTCGTCCGGCAAGGGCTCCGGACCCAATCCGGGACATTGAGGAGAAAGCAGATGGCAGAGAAGCCCGGCAGTGGCGTGAAGCCCGGTCCTTACGCCGAGGACGCCGTGAACCAGCACAAGCGGATGGCCGCCACCGGAAAGCCGCGTCCGGGGAACGGTAGCAGCAAGTGATCGAGAAACTTCTGGTCGCCGAGTTGAAGACCGCGCAACAGAAGGTGGCGAACGAGACCATGCGTCTTACCTCCGGCGATGTCTTCGCGCTCGGCGTCCAGATTGGCATGTATCGCGGCCTCGAACACGCGGAAGCAATCCTGCAAAGGCTGCTGGACGACGAGGACTGGATGGAGCGAGACAGGTAAGGGTGCAATGTCGGAACTGGATTATTCGTTCAACAAGGTCAGTTTTCACTACGAGGGCGGCATCGCCGAAGCATTTCCGCTGATCGACCCCGGCATCGTGCCGCTCGGGCAGCGCGTTCTCGTGCAGTTGCGCAAGCCCAAGGCGAAGACCTCGGGCGGCATCATCCTGCCGAGCGAGACCCGCGAGACCGAGACGTGGAACACGCAGGTCGCGGTAGTGCGCGCGGTAGGCCCGGTCGCTTTCCGCAAGATCGACGACCTGACGCCATGGCCCGAAGGGGCGTGGGTCAGCGAAGGCGAGTTCGTCCGCGTGCCGAAATACGGCGGTGATCGCTTCAGCGTAACCGACGACGACGGAATCGAGGTCATCTTCATCCTGTTCCGCGACACCGACCTGATCGCTAAGGTCACAGGCGATCCGCTGGCGGTCAAGGCATTCATCTGAAGGTAGAGGGGGCGAAAAATGGCCGACGAACAGAAGACCGACGATATCGAGGAGTTCGAGATCCTCGAAACTCCTCCGGGAGACGACGACAAGGACCAGACCGGCAAGCAGGCGTCGGGTGCTGAGGCCGACGATGACGACGGCGAGGAAGACGATCGTCGTCTGGCGCTCGACGATGGCGCCGATGATGACGACGGCGCGGATGGCGACAGCATGTCGTTGTCCAAGAAAAAGCGCCTGAAGCAGAAGGAGCGTCGCCGCCGCGCGCAGGACGAGCGGCGTCAGCGCGAGGACTTCCTGCTGTCGCAGATTTCGGCGCTGTCGCAGAAGGTGCAGCAACTCGAAGGCGCGTCCTACGCGCACAGCGAGAGCAGCATCGAGAACCAGATCGCCGAGGCGCGGCGCCAGTACGACATGGCCGACGAGATATTCGGCAAGGCGCTCGACGCCGGCAACGGCGAGGACGCGCGTCAGGCGCTGCGCATCCGGGATGCCGCCAATGCGCGGATGCAGCAACTCGAAGGCGTCAAGACGCAGGTGTCCACTGCGCGCGAGCAAGTGTCCAGTACGCCGGCCGTCGACCCGCTGGTCGAGCGCAACAAGCGCGAGTGGATCGACGCTAACGCCGACTGGTACGACGGCAAGAACGCGGACAGCCAGATCGTCAGGACCATCGACGCGCAGGTTGCGGCTGCCGGCTACGATCCCCGGACGCAGGACTACTGGCGCGAGCTGACGCGCCGCACCAACGCCTATTTCAGCGCCCAGCGGCAGGATGACGACGATGATGATTTCGACGATACGGGCAGCGCAAAGCGGCAGCAGGCCGCGCCGCGCCGCAAGGCTCCGCCGACCGGCATGACACGCGAAACCGTGGGAGGCGACGGCAAGCGGCAGATATACGTGACACCGGAGCAGAAGCAGGCTATGATCGACGCAGGGTACTGGGATGATCCGGTCAAACGGAACCGAGTGCTCAAGCGGTACGCGGAACAGAGCCGCCAGGCTTCTGCTCGCTAACGGGGGTGAAAAATGGCTGATCGAACCGACGACCGCATTCGCAAGGACCTCAGTGTTGCGCGTGGATCGCGTGCCGCGGAAGACCGACGTCTTACCGAGGATCGCACGCTTACCGACGACGAGCGACTGGATATGTTCCGCCGCGAACTCTACAACGACGCACTTCCCAATCTGCCGGAGATTTCCGGCTACCATTGCTGCTGGTTGACCACGAACTATCAGGGTGGCGATACGATCCACAAGCGCATGCGCCTTGGCTACGAACTCATTCGTGCCGAGGAGGTGCCGGGATTCGATCACATCTCGATCAAGACCGGCGAGTACGCCGGTTGCATCGGTGTCAACGAGATGGTGGCCGCGAAGATTTCCGAGCGCCTTTACCGGGGCTACATGCGCATCTCCCACCATGAACAGCCGAAGGAAGCCGTCGCCGCGCTCAACGCGCGTATCGACGGGTTCAAGGACGAGGCTGAGCGCGAGGGCGGACGCATCACGACCGACGTAGGCGACGGCATCGACGGCTTGCAGGAACTGCGGCGTGATTCCGCGCCCGTCCCCGAGGATTTCGTCTAGCGACGCAGCCCAACGGAACGGGTTCTTCGCAACTCGTTTACAGGGTTAAAAGCCATGTCTTCGACTTCTGCGCCGTTCGGCCTGCGTCCGGCGCTGCACCAGTCGGGCGTCGTTCGCCCCTCTGCGTACAGCATCGTCACCGGCTATACGTCCGGCATTCTCCAGAACCAGCCGATCAAGATCGGCACCAGCGGTTACATCGAGGCTGCGGCCATCAACGACCGTTTCATCGGCACTTTCCAGGGCGTCGAGTACACCGACACCCTCGGCAAGCGCATCTACAGCAACCAGTGGATCGCGAACACGGCGGCCACGGATATCGTCGTCTACACGACGGAAGATCCGCTGGTCACTTACGAGATCCAGTCGAACGCCGCGCTGACTGTCGCCAACATCGGCGAGCAGTTCGACTTCACCACCATCACCGCCGGTTCGACCACGACTGGTCTGTCGCAGCTTATGCTGAACGTCGCTTCGAGCGCCGCCAACGCCAGCCTGCGCCTGATCAACAAGGCGAACTATGTCGACAACGCTTGGGGCGACACCTACGTCATTGCCCAGGTCCAGATCAGCGAACACCAGTTTGTCGCTGACGTGGCCGCCGTCTAGGGAGGACACTGACAATGGCATCTCCTATGCGCTCAACCGATTTCCGCGATATCGTCGCGCCGATCCTCAACGAGGAGTTCGACGGCGTCTACGACCAGCGGGAAGACGAATGGTCCCAGTTCGCTCGCGAGTTCTCCGGAATCGCGCGCGCCTACCACGAAGAGCCTGTGCTCTACGGCTTCGGGGCTGCCCCCGAGGTTCCGGACGGCACCGCGTTCACCTACCAGTCGGGCGGTGAACTGTTCGTCCAGCGCTACGTCTACAAGGTCTACGGCCTTGCATTCGCGCTGACGAAGGTACTCGTCGAGGACGGCGACCACATCCGGATCGGGCAGATCATGTCGCGCAATCTCGCGCAGTCGCTGGTCGAAACGAAGGAACTGCTGGGGGCCAACCTCCTCAACCGCGCCTTCAATGCGTCCTACACTGGCGGCGACGGCGTGTCGCTGGTCAACGCCTCGCACCCGATGGTGACGGGCACCTACTCCAATCAGCTCACGACTGCGGCCAACCTGTCGCAGACGTCGCTGGAGCAGTTGCTCATCCAGATCCGGAACGCGACCGACGCCAACGGCAAGAAGATCAACCTTCGCCCGAAGCAGATCGTCACCGGACCGAGCAACATGTTCCAGGCAGAGGTTCTGCTCAAGAGCGTGCTGCGCGCCGGCACCGCCAACAACGACATCAACCCCGTCAAGTCGATGGGGATGCTGGACAGCGAGGCGGCGATCATCTCGCGCGTCACCTCGACGACTTCGTGGTTCGTTACGACCAACGCGCCCGAAGGTCTCAAGCTCGCCATGCGGCGCAAGCTGGAGAAGTCGATGGAAGGTGATTTCGACACCGACTCCATGCGGTACAAGGCTTCCGAGCGTTTCGCGTTCGGCTGGACCGACCCGCGTGGCATCTACGGCACCCCTGGGCTCTAGGCGTGCTGCTGATTTTCCGCTGAGTTTTCTCCTTGAAAGGCCCGCGTTACGGCGCGGGCCTCTTTTCCGGAGAGACGCGAGGAGACGATACCATGGCTGCCAAGAAGACCACCGCGACGAAGACCAAGGCCCCGGAACCCGAGGCAGAAGTCACTCCCGTCGTTGCCACCGATCCGGCGCCCTGCGTCCTGTGCGGCGCGGAATCGACGGACCTGAAGGACGGTGTCTGCCTGAGCTGCCGGGCGTAGTCGCTTTCCTTCGCGGCCAAGCTCTGCTACAAACTGTCCCAGCAGTCGCAGAGCTGCACGCGGCGGATCATCAACAGTATCCCGGATGCCCCTCAAGGTAGAGGGCACAACCCATGCTTACCAATTTCCCCAACGGCATCTCCAGCTTCGGAGTTCCCGTTCTCGGAAACATCGGCGGCATTCCGTTCACCGGCAACTACTATTTCGTTGACCCGGTGTACGGCGCGGATGGCAACGAGGGCGGAGCGGAATCCCCGCTGGCCACGCTCTACGAGGCACACCGTCGCTGCGTCGACGGCAACAACGACGTCGTCGTGCTCGTCGGCAACGGCCAGTCGTCCGGCACTGCCCGGCTGTCGCTGGCGCTTGCGCAGACGATCGACAGCACCGCGACGTCCGGCACGCTGACGTGGTCCAAGAACGCGACGCATCTCATCGGCGTCTGCGCTCCGACCCGCGTCGGCCAGCGTGCCCGCATCGCGCCGCCAACCGGCACCTACACCGCCTCGACCTTCGGCGCGAACACCTTCGTGAACGTCACCGCGGCGGGCTGCCTGTTCTCCAACATCGACGTCTACTGCGGGTTCTCGACCGGCAGCACGACAATGGTGGCATGGCAGGACTCGGGGGGCCGGAATGCGTATCAGAACGTCAACATCCAGGGTCTCGCCGACGCGGCTTCGGCCGGCGCCTCGGGCGCCCGCGTGCTCAAGATCACCGGCTCCGGCGAGAACACGTTCACGGACTGCGTCCTCGGCACCGACACTGTCACCCGGTCGGCCGCGAACGCGACGATCGAGTTCGCCAGCGGCACGGCGCGCAACAGCTTCATCGGCTGCACGCTGCCGTTCCAGACCTCGGCTGCCTCCCCGCTCGGCGTCATCGTGTCGGCTGCCGCCGGATCGGATCGTTGGCAACTGTTCCAGAGCTGCACGTTCATCAACAACATCAAGTCGACCTCGACTCAGATGGATGCGCTGGCAACTCTCGCGGCGTCGATGGGCGGTCTCCTGCTGTTCAAGGACTCGACGATGGTCGGCATCACCGAGTTCGGCACGGACGCCACGTCGCGCGGCCAGATATATGTCGACGGCGGTACTGTGACCGCCGCGACGTCGGGCATCGCAGTCAACCCGACCTGATGAAGCAGGGGGCGGCCCACGGGCCGCCCCCTGACAATCGAGGACACAACCACGATGCGACCGATCACCTATACCCTGAGTGATGCTTCCGGGGGTGCCAAGAGCCAGGTCATCCCTATCGACTATCTGGCGCGGCCGCAGGTCTCGCTGCAGGTCGACGTGACGGGCACGGCCAACTGGACCATCCAGCAGACGCTCGACGACGTGTTCGACCCGAACGTCACTCCGCTCTACATGGACCACCCGGACAGCAACATGGTCGCGCAGACCGTCGACCGGCAGGGCAACTACGGCTACACCCCGTTCGCGGTGAAGTTCGTGCTGAACTCCGGCAACGGCTCAGCGCGGATCACCATCCTGCAGACCGGGGCGATCATCTGATGAGCGGCCTCTACGACGGCAATTCCGGGCTCTACGGCGGAGAAGGGCTGTCCCGTGGCTATTCCGGTTTGTCTGGCGGGTCGCCCGGACCGGTGGTCGGCCCGCCATCGACCGCTGGCCAGCCCATCGGCCTTCTCCTCATCCTCACGAAAGCGAGCTAAACCATGGCAGACAATATCGCAGTCACCGCCGGTTCGGGAACGATCGTCTCGACGGAAGAAGTCACCACGCTCAACGGCGGCGCGGTATCCGCGCAGCACCTCCAGCGCATCGCAAACGCCTTCGTCACCGCTGATGGTGCGGCGCGAGATGCCGACCTCGGCGCAGGCAACATCGGCTCGGCAACGCAGCGCGTCGCAATTGCCACGAACGACGCGGCAATCGCCGCTCTGCAGGCGGCGGTCGAAGGCACAGGCGTCACTCCGGGGACGGCCGGCACGCCATCGGCCGACGTTATGACGGTTCAGGGCGCGGCGGCCGGAACGGCACTGCCTGCGCGCACGTCGGTGGATATCTTCACCGTCACGCTCTCGACCGATACCAGCGCCTATGCTGACGGCGATGTTCTGGCCGACACGCAATCGGTGTCGAGCGTGTTCCTCACCTCGGGCGGCGGGCGCACATTGATGAGCGTGCATGTGCTCGACAAGGCGGATCAGGGGCAAGGCTTCGATCTGATCTTCCTCGACGCGAACAATTCGCTCGGGACCGAGAACTCGGCGCCGAACATCTCGGACGCGAATGCCGAAGCCATCCTCGGTCGCGTCGCAATCAGCTCCTCCGACTTCTACGACATCGGCGGTTGCCGCATCGCCACGCGCACCGGCATCAACCTGCCGATGGAAGGCAATGCGTCAACCACGCTCTATGTCGGCGCAATCTCTCGCGGCACAGGCACCTACGGCGCCTCGGACCTCATCATCAAGCTGGGCTTCCAGTAATGTTTCTGCTCGACCGCACGCCGGACCCCCACGCGGCGGCACTGATCGCGCGCATGACGGTGCCCCCGTCAGACAATCGCGCCGATCTGATAAACCGCACAATCCGGCAACTCAAGGACGCGCACCTGTTCCACAAGATGGACTGCCTGTTCGTGCTTGCCGCGCACAACGCACAGGCAGCGTTGCTTGACTGGAAGGGTGGGACCTACACGGCGACGGAAACCAATTCGCCGACGTTCACGGTGGATCGCGGTTACACGTTCAACGGATCGTCGAGCTATCTGGACACCACTTACAATCCGACTAGCGCTGCCGGTCAATATGCTCTGAACAGTTCGCATATTGCCGCATTCAATTTGACGAATAGCCAGGACGCCGGCGCCTGCGTGGGGACGACAAACGGGGGCATGGGGTTCATCACTCCACGAACTGCCACCAATACCTTCGTCTGCCGCCTGAATGCTGGCGCAAACGACAGCGTAGCCTCGGTCACGAACGGCACCGGGCACCTGCTGGCGAGCCGCACATCGTCAACCGCGTTCAATGCGTACCGCTACGGTTCGTCGATCGGCAGTTTCTCCAGAACTTCGTCGTCCATCCCGAATGATACATTCAGCATCGGCCGTGCGACCACATCCTACGGCGCCCACCAGATCGCGGCGGCCCATTGGGGGGCGGGACTGTCCGCAGACGATGCGGCGCGGGTATCGAAAATCATATCGAACTATATGTCGGAGCTCGGAGCGATCTGATGGCGAAGCTCTGGTTGCGATGGAAATATACACAGACGAACAGCAAGCCGACCGACATTGCTCTGTCGGCGACGAGCTGGGCGAACAGCGGTTCGGTGGGAACGACGGTGGCGATCATCTCCGGCACCGACCCCGATGTCGGCGATACACTGACTTACAGCCTGCCCGACGCGCCCTCCGAATACACGATCGTCGGCACCGCCCTCAAAATAGCGTCCGCGCTGACCGAGGGCGTCTCGCTGCTCACCATCCGCGCGACCGACAATCATGGCGCATTCTTCGACAAGCAGTTCGATATCGAGGTGACGCCGCCGCCGTCGTGGACCATCGAGACAGCACAAACGTATATCGAGGACACCTTCGCAACTTGCTGGGGTGGGCTGGAAGCCAATTCCTCGTGGGACAGCACTACGACAGTCGTTAATCCCGGCGCCGTCAACACGGCAATCGTTGCTGCCATCGCCGCCGGCAAAGGCACGAAACACAAGATCATCTGCGACTGGGACGGGGACGCCGGAACCGGCGTCCTGCGGACCTATTCCGGCTTCATCAACGCTACTGACGGCTGGTCGGACAACGGCGGCGGCGTCTATATCGTGGCCGCTCCCGGCAAGTCCCCCCGCATCATCGATCAAATCGACCTTCGCGGGCTGCGCGGCGTCCATTTCAAGGGCATTCGCTTCGCTGGGGTTTACAGCGGCTCGGGGAGCAACGAGACGCAATACAATATCCAGATCAAGTACCATGGCAGCTACCCGGCCAAGGCCGTGGTCAGGTTCACCGATTGCATCATCGGCGGCGGCGGTGCTTCGAACACATGGATTCGTGGGTTTCGGACAGGCGTCATCGCCGACGACATCATGTTCGAACGCTGCACCTTCTACGGCGTCATCGGCGCCATGGTGTGCCAGGTCAAACAGCTTCGCGTCCACTATTGCGACATCCAGCAATCCACGCAGGACGGGATCAGCAATTTCGGATATTCGACGCAGGCAACTGGCATCTACGCAAACACCTGGCTCAAGCAGACGACCTTCCGCAACCCGGCCGACACGCTCGGCAACAGATACGAGCACCTGGACCTGATCCAGACAGGCAACGGCGTCGATACCCACCTTGGCTACAACCTGCTGATGGAGGACTGCTTCGCCTCGATGAATCACTCCTACTCGGGCGGCGGGACGCAAGGTTCCTACAACGACGACAAGATGTCTCTGGACAATCTGTTCGTGATCCGACGCTGCGGTCTCGCCGCGACAGCCCGCCTGTTCGGCTATTTCTCACCGATGGGCACGAAAACCAGTTTTGTCGATGCCTGCACGTTCGCCCGCGCCGGCCGCGTTCCAAGCAATTTCACCGGAGACACAGGGACGGCCGAGGACTTCACCATCGGTATTGTCGCGCACGGCCTGCCGAGCATCGACCTGGCGCTTGTAGTTACAGACACGGCTTGCGGCACCACGCCATCGGCCGATTCCCGCCTCAGCATCTCGACCACGTATGTTGACTACCGCAACACGTCGATCGTGTCAGCCGGTAACCGGCCCGAGAACTTCTTCGTCGGCCGCGATTTCGAGCGAGGCGGGGCGAGCACCAACAACACGTCTGGAAAGTTCGGCTTTGACCTTCCCAATGAGGCGGGGTCACAGCAGAACTTCATTGAAGACTGGTGGGCCAATTTCGAGCCTAAGCCCGCCTATGCCGGGCAGTTCTGCCCCGACCCGACCGGCCTCGCCTGGACCGCGCGTGAAGTGCCGGTCTGACGTCGCATCGCGCCGCCGATCAGCCCGAAGCCGAGCCCGATTCCGTCTTTGATTTGAGGCAAGAAGGGCTGACGCGCGAATCGACAGAAAGCGGCGCGCGGTTGTAAGCATCGGCACCGTCTGATATACCGCTGAGCCAGACAGAGACGCGAGCCCTCGCCGGCACGCTGCTGCAAAGCAAAGAGGCGAGGGTATGGGCTTTTCAGGAACAGTCTCGCAGACCACGTTCAGCACCCGCGCGCTGATCGACCGCGCTTTCGGTCGCTGCCGCATCAAACCCGAACTCATCAGCGCCGAGTACATCGACGTTGCGAAGGATAACCTCTACCTGCTGCTGTCCGACCTCGCGAACCAGGGCGCCCCGCTCTGGTGCATCGAGAAGCAGATTTATCCGCTCTACGCCGGCGTCGGCAACATCACGATGGACCTCGGCACCGTTGACATCATGAACAGCAACCTGCGCTGGTTGCAGGAAGTCACGGGAACCAACACGGACGCAGCCACGTACCGGATCATCGACTTCACCAGCGACACCGCAGTGTCCACCGTCGGCATCCTGTGGAGCGCGGCAGCGGTTCCGCTGGCTTTCGCCCGCTCCGATGACGGAGTGGTGTGGGACACCATCCAGACCGAGACGCCGAGTGCATCGGCCGGCGAGCGCACATGGTACGACATGGAAAGTGTCGTCGCGGCGCGCTATTTCCGCGTCCTTGCCACGTCGGGGACGCTCGGCTTCGACGAGATATACACGGGCAATACCCCGAGCGAGATACCCCTTGGGCGGCTTAACCGCGACGACTACACCTATCTCCCCAACAAGGTGTTCCAGTCCAACCGCCCGCTGCAATACTGGTTCGACAGGCAGATCACGCAGCCGATCATGCGGCTGTGGCCGATCCCGAACGTGGCGGCGGAAGCGTCGCAGATCATCGTCTGGCGGCAGCGCTACATCATGGACGTCGGAACCCTCGTGCAGGAGATCGAGGTGCCGCAGCGCTGGTATCAGGCCATCGTGTCGATGCTGGCCCTGCGCCTCGCCTACGAGGTTGCCGAAGTCGATCCGAACCTCATCCTTCCGCTGAAGAACCTCGCCGACGAGGATCTGTTCAAGGCGCAGGCCGAGGAGCGCGACAATTCACCGTTCAACGTCGTGCCCCAGTACGGCGTGTACACGAGGTAGCCGTGGCAGTCTGGCTCAACACCCGGGGCAAGAACTCGCTGGCCATCGCCGTGTGCGGTCGGTGCAACCGGAAGTTCCCGATCGGCGACCTCCAACCGGACCCCAACGTGCCCGCACTCATGGTCTGCAAGAAAGACCGCGACAACTTCGACCCGTACCGTTTGCCCGCGCGGCAGACCGAGAACATCACCCTTCGCTTTCCGCGTCCCGATGTGCCGATCAACACCGATCCGGCCGGCGCCATCAGCGAGGACGGGGATTACTTCATCATAACCGAGGATGGAGATGACTATCTTGAGTTCTGATCCCGAGGCTGCTTGCCCTCGGGGCGCAGCGGTGGCCGGGGCTTTCGCACCCTTTCCCCCGGCCGCTGCTGCGCGCTCGGCAGGATATAGCGCATGACCGACGTCCCCAGCAACCTGATCCCGTCGCGCCTGACGTCCATGCCCATTTACGGGGGCACCGATACCGACGGTTCGATCTACTACGTCTTGTCGGGAGTTAGCTACCAGGCGCAGCTCTCAACGCTGCTGGCAGAACTGGCGGGCGGCACCGTCACATCGGTCAATGCTTCAGGCGGCACCACCGGCCTCAGCTTCTCGGGCGGCCCTGTCACGACGACCGGAACGCTGACACTGGCAGGAACGCTGGCTGTCGCCAACGGCGGCACCGGCATCACCTCTTTCGGTTCCGGCGTCGCGACGTGGCTTGGCACGCCGACCAGCGCCAATCTGCTCGCGGCAGTCAGCGACGCCACCGGCACCGGATCGCTCGTCTTCGCCAACTCGCCGACGCTATCGACGCCAAACCTTGGAACGCCAAGCGCGATAATCCTGACCAACGGCACCGGATTGCCGCTGTCTACTGGCGTGACCGGAGATTTGCCGGTCGGCAGGCTCAACAACGGCCTGAATGCATCGGCGGCAACGTACTGGCGCGGCGACGGCACTTGGGCCGCGCCTGCGGGGTCCGGCACCGTCACCTCGGTCGATGTCTCTGGCGGATCGACCGGGCTGACGTTCTCCGGAGGCCCGATCGTCGGTGCCGGAACCATCACAATGGCCGGAACGCTCGGCGCGTCCTACGGCGGCACCGGCATTACGTCGCTGAGCAACGGCATCCCCGCGTTCCTTGGTTCTGCCACCAGCGCCAATCTACGCGCGGCCATCACCGACGAAACCGGCACCGGCTCGCTCGTCTTCGCCACGTCGCCGACCCTCGTCACGCCCACACTCGGTACGCCGGCGTCCGGGACGTTGACCAACTGCACCGGTCTGCCCCTGTCGACGGGCGTGACAGGCAACCTGCCCGTCAGCAATCTCAACGGTGGCACGGGCGCGTCGTCCTCGACTTTCTGGCGCGGCGACGGCACGTGGGGCGCGCCGTCGGCGGGGTGGACGCAAATCGCGACGACAACGACGACCGGAGCGGGTCCGTGGGATTTCACGTCGATACCGGACACCTACGAGGAATTATACATCTATATCGGCGCGACGCCGAGCACGTCGCTATCCATCAGCGTGCGAGTGAGCACCGACAACGGCAGCAACTACAGCTCGGCTGGCCTGTCGCTCGGCTCGGTTGGTAGCGCGTTCAGGGCGGGCGCATACATCTTCGGTTACAAGAACGACGTGTCAACCGGGCTTGGTGCAGCGTTTACAGCGGCTTCCCCTGCGGCGAACGGTTCTAGTACCATCAGCTACAGTAACACAGGGGGCGTCAATGCCATTCGCGTGGTCCTGACGGGCGGCACGCTGACATCCGTCACCGAAATAACGCTCTACGGGAGGTAGCTATGGCTGTCGTGGTTGATTGCGGCACAGGCCAGGAGACGGTTAACCCGGGCCCCGTTCTTTCCGTTGCCGAGCGCAAGCTGGAAATGGTCGAGAGCATCAAGAGCATCCGTGATGCCCGCATTGCAGGCGGCGCGACAGTGCAGGGTATCGGCGTGTTCGACTCCGACGACGCCGCCCGGCTTAACATCACCGGCGCCGTCGTTATGGCGCAGGTTGCCATCGCGGCAAACCAGCCGTTCTCGATGTCGTGGAAACTGGCCAACAACACCCTCGTCACGCTGAACGCGCAGCAGATGATCGCGGTCGGCCTTGCTGCCGGAACTCATGTCGCGGCCTGCCATGCGCGGGCGCAGGCGCTCGGCGTCGCGGTGCAGGGAGCGGCCTCGCACGACGATCTTGACGCCGTTGACCTCAACTCCGGCTGGCCGTCCTGAGGGGTAAAGATGCATGCCAAGTGAGCCTGTCTCCCACGAAATGATACTCCTCAAGCTCGGCGAATTGCAGGGCGAGAGCAAGGAGCGCACGGCGCAGATGGGCGAGATGCGCGGGGCAATCGTCGAGATCAAGGACCGCCTGACGAACGGGGAAGTCCGTTTCGCCGGCTTCGACAGGCACGTTCTCGACACGCAGCGGGTGCTCGGCGAGATTAAACAGACAATCGAGAAGGCAATGGAACACGGCAACCTGCGCCACGAGGTGCAGGACGCGCGCATCAAGCTCCTTGAGCACGCGGAGACGATCAGGAAGGCCGAACTTGGCTTCTTGAAGCGCGTCACCGAAAGCAAGCCGTTTATCTGGCTGCTTGGCGTACTCGGTGCAGTCGGCGCGTGGCTGCTTGGCGCCAACCACGGGGGTGGGTCGTGAAACTCATCGCGCACTGGCAGCACATGTGGTTCCGCCGCGTCTCGACCTGGCTGGCCGTGCTGAACGGCATATTCGTCGGCTACGTGTTCAGCCAGCCCGTGCTTGTCGTTGGCCTGATAGGCTTCGCGCCGGGCGAACTGATGATTCCGCTCGCTGTCGGCGCCGGATTCTTCGCCTTCGTGCTGCCGGTGATCGTCGCACACACCGCGCAGCCGAAAATGCGCGCGAAGATCGAGGAGAAGCTGAATGCCGATCAGCCCGAGTGAAGCCATGCGCCGGATGAGCAAGCCGAGCGGAAAGCAGGCGCTTGTCGGCACCATCGGCGCGGGGGCTGCGGCGCTGCTGCTGGCCACCGTCGCGCAATGGGAAGGCAAGCGCAACGAGCCTTATGCCGACATCGTGGGCAAGATGACGGTGTGCTTCGGCGAGACAAACGTGCCGATGCGCCGGTACTCCGATACCGAGTGCGAGGACATGCTGGGCGGTAGCCTGACGACCTATGCGAAAGCCGTGCTCGGCCGCAATCCCGAACTCGCCGGCCATCCCAACCAGCTCGCCGCCGCGATCAGCCTGACCTACAACATCGGCGTCTCGGCCTACTGGCGCTCGACCGTGGCACGGCGGTTCTCTGCCGGCGACTGGCGCGGCGCCTGCGATGCGTTCCTCTCATGGTCCTATGCCGGCGGCCGTCGTGTCTCCGGCCTGCTCAACCGGCGCAAGGCCGAGCGCGCGATATGCCTGCGGGGGCTGGCGTGATCTTCGCCGCCCTCACCTCCGCCCGCGCGCACTGGCGCTGGTTCGCCTGCGGCCTCGCGCTGCTCGCCGTCGCGCTGCTCGCCGTCGCGTGGCTCTGGCACAGCCGCTCGGAGTGGCGCCAGACGGCCCGGCAGTGGCAATCGACGGCGCAGGCGTGGCAGACTGCCTTCGGGGCGCAAAAGAGCGCCTACGAGGCCGCGCAGGCGGCTGCTCGGGCAAAGCTCGACGCGCAGCGCAAGGTTCTCAAGAACGACTACGACACCATCGCCGAAAGGGCCGACAATGCCGAACGCAAAGTCAATTCGCTGGTTGCTGCTTCCGAGCGCTATGCTCGCGCTAACCGCGTGCGATCACAAGCCGTTGCAGGTAACGGCGGCCGATCCACTGCCGCCGGTCAAGGTGACGGTGCCTCGGGCGATAGCGGACCCGGTGAAGATGCCGTCGTGGTTCCGGCAGCCGACTTCCGAATCCTCGTCGAGAACACCGGCCGACTGATCAAGGCGCACGACTGGTACGAGGACTTGCGGGCCAAGGGGCTTGCTGAAGCGACGCCTGAACCTGTTGCGGAGCCTGCGCCATGAGCATGACATTCACTTCGCTGAAGGAAGACGTGAAGCGCTATCTTGAGCGTGGCACGACCGCGACCCAAGACCCCGCCTTCGTCGCGCAGCTTCCGAGCCTGATCAACTTCGCCGAGCGCCGCATCGCGCAGGAACTCAAGATAGAGGGGTTCATCAACGTCGTGACCGGCACGTTCACGGTGAGCGAGCCGGTTCTCGCCAAGCCGGATCGCTGGCGCGATACCGTGTCGTGGGCCGTCGGCACCGGCACGGGCTACAATACCCGGCAGATGCTCTACACCCGCGCCTACGAGTACCTTGGTTCCTACTGGCCCGACCGCACGGCGACCGACACGCCTGCCTTCTACGCGGACTACGACGCGACGCACTGGCTCGTCGCGCCGACGCCGGACGCACCGTACCCCTTCGAGATCCTGTACTACGAGCTGCCGCAACTGCTCAGCGACAGCGTGGAGACCAACTGGATAACCGAGTACGCACCGCAGCTTCTGCTTTACGCGACGCTGCTCGAAGCGGCCACGTTCCTCAAGAACGACGAGCGCGTGCCGACGTGGCAGGCGCTGTACGACCGCTCGGCGGCCACTCTCAACGGCGAGGACATCGCCAAGATTCTGGACCGCTCGGCGGTCCGCAAGGAGGCATAGATGAGCTTCGTCAACGTCTTCGGCGGGACGGTTATCTATCCGTCCGACGTCAGCCTTGTGGCTTACGAACTCGACGCCGACATCACCCTGAGCTGGCCTCTCGACGCGCAAAGCGGCCCGGACGTGGCCGCGCGCATCATCGACCTGTCCACTACCGGATCGGGTTTCAGTGTGACGCTGCCGCCGGCCGACGAGACCGGCGTCGGCCAGACCATCCTGTTCAACAATCTCGGGCCCGATGATGTCGATGTTCTCGACAACGCGGGTGGCGCGGTTCTGTCCATGGCGGCGGGCGAGCAGTGGCAGATATACCTGACCGACGTGTCGACAGCGGCGGGATCGTGGCGCACGTTCCGCTACGGCGCGGCAACGGCGCAGGCCCAGCCGTCGGCGCTGGCGGGCGAAGGGCTGGTCGCCATTGGTTCGTATCTCGCCCAGGCCATCGAGACCTCGACGATCAGTTCCACGCCGTATTCGCTGACGCTCACAGACCGCGCGGCGTTCTACGTCTGGACCGGCGCGCTCGGGACGATCAACCTCATTGCTGCGGCAACCGCGGGCAACAACTGGTTCGTCAACATCCGCAACGGCGGCACGGGCGACCTGACTATCGAGCCGTCCGGGTCAGAGACGATCAACGACCAGACCAACATCACGCTGCAGCCCGGCGACAGCGCAGTCGTCGCCACCAACGGCGTCGAGTGGTGGACCATCGGCCTCGGCAAGCAGGCGATCTTCGCGTTCGACTACACCATGATCGACGTCGACGGGCTCAGCGGCACCTACACGCTGAGCGGGTCGGAACTGAACCGCATCGCCTACAAATTCACGGGTGCGCTGGCCAACGATCTGACCATAGTCATGCCTGCGACGGTCCAGCAGTATTGGGTCAACAACGCCACGACCGGCGGGTATGTCTTCGACATGCAGGCTGATGGCGGCTCGTCGACTACCGCCATCACCGAGGGCACGCGCGGCATTTACTACTGCGATGGCTCGGAAATCATCAAAGCCGATACAACGTCAGGCGTGCCGCTGCCTCTCGCCGTCGTTGACGGCGGCACTGGCTCCACGTCGGCCGCAGGCGCCCGAACCAACCTGTCGGCGGCCAAGAGCGGTGCCAACAGCGACATCACGTCGCTCACCGGCTTGACCACGCCGCTCAGCGTCGCGCAGGGCGGCACCAACGCCACGACTGCTGCTGCCGCCAGGACCAGTCTGAGCGCGGCGCAGAGCGGCGCCAACACCGACCTGACGTCCATCACCGCGCTCGGCGCCGGATCGGCGGCTTCACCTTCGGTCGGGCGCAACAGCGATGGCCTCTACTTCCCGTCCGACAATGTGCTTGCCCTCGGTGCGGGCGGTTCGCTCGTCTTCCAGGTCGGGTCCGCCTCTGGCTCCGTCGTCATCCTCGGGAAGGCTTCAAGCGGAGGAACGTCATCTATCGCGATTGGCGATGTTTCCGATGGTGGCGGCCCGGAGTGCATCGCTGTAGGAGCCGGAGCAAACGCAGGTGGTGATGGCGGCGGTGCCGGACGGAATGTCTGCGTAGGCACAAGCGCTGCCCTGACGTCCGGAGCCAACCAGTCAACCGCCATTGGCTACTCGGCCAGTGTTTCCGGGTCTTCTACCAACTCGACCTCGGTAGGCGCACAGGCGTCGACCACGACGTCCGACACCATCACTCTCGGCAACAGCTCGATCACGACGCTGCGGTGCCAGGTTACGTCGATAACCGCCATCTCGGATGAGCGCGACAAGACCGACATCCGCGTGCTGCCCGCAGGCATGGACCTTGAGTTCATCAACGCGCTGCGCCCTGTTTCGTTCACGTGGAACATGCGCGACGGCGGCAAGGTCGGCGTACCTGACATCGGCTTCATCGCGCAGGAACTGCAAGCCGTGCAGCAGACGCTCGGTGTCGAGGTGCCGAACCTTGTGTTCGAAGCCGATCCCGACCGGCTGGAAGCGGCTTACGGTACGCTGATCCCGATCCTTGTCCGCGCGGTCCAGCAGCTTTCCGACATGCTGGACTGCGAGAAGGCCGAGCGCATGAAACTGGAAGGACGCATCGACGCGCTGGAGAACTATGTCTTCTGACGTCAATCTTCCTCCGCTCAAGATAGCGTCGCTTCCGGGCGTGAAGCGCGATGGCACGCGCTTCGAGGGCGACTACCACGTCGACGCGCTGTGGGCGCGCTGGCAGCGCGGGTTGCCGCGCAAGATCGGCGGCTTCCGTTCCATCAACCGCTACATGCAAGGCATCGTGCGGACGATGCACGGCTACACCCGCGATACCCTGACCTACGTACACGCGGCGTCGGCCAACCTCATCGAGCGCTTTACCGTAACCGGCGCCGGCGTGTGCTCGGTCATTACCGACCGCACTCCGTCGACGTTGACGAGCAGCGATCTCAACATGTGGCAGTTCGACAATGTTGCCGATTCCAGCAACGGGACCAACCTTCTCGTCGCGCAGGTCGCGCCCAATCTCGAATGCATCTGCAACTCGTATGGCGGTCAGTTCTTTACCGGCGATCTGCTCGGGACCAGTGCGCTGGTGGAAGTGACCGGCATGGCGTTGCCGTCGAACTTCAGCGCGACCGGTGGCGTCGTCGTGCTCCACCCCTACACCTTCGTCTTCGGCAATGATGGCTACGTCGCGTGGTCGGTGCCGGGCGATCCGACCGACTTTACCGGCTCCGGCGCGGGCAATGCCTACGTGGCCGGGCAGAAAATCGTTCGCGGGCTACCGTTGCGCGGCGGTCCGGGCAACAGCCCGTCGGGCCTGCTGTGGTCGGCTGACGAGCTCATTCGCGTGAGCTACATCGGCGGCACGCCGGTATTCCAGTTCGACACCATCGCCGGGCAGATGTCGATCCTCGGGCCGCAGACGGTGATCGAGTACGACGGCATCTTCTACTGGATCGGCACCGATCGATTCCTGATGTTCAACGGCGTCGTGCGGGAAATTCCCAACAACCTCAACCTCAACTGGTTCTTCGACAATCTCAATGCGTCGCAGCGCCAGAAGGTCTTCGCCTACAAGGTGCCGCGCTACGGCGAGATATGGTGGTGCTTCCCCTACGGGACAGCCACCGAATGCACGCACGCCGTGATCTACAACGTCAGAGAAAACACTTGGTATGACACCGAGCTGCCGAATGGCGGCCGGGCCGGGGGCCTGTCGCCTTCGATCTTTCGCAAGCCGATGCTGTCGGGCGTCGAGCCGCAGGACTTCATCGCCACCGACGCCGTGATCGACAACGCGGGAAGCGGCTACGCGGTCGGCGATGTGCTGGAGGTGGTCGGCGGACTCGGATCGATCCCAGTAGAGCTGACCGTATCGGGCGTCACGCTCGGCGCAATCGACACGGTGTCGATCAGCAACGCCGGGCGGTACGAGGTCGTTCCGGATAACCCGGCCAGCGTGACCGCCAAGACCGGAACCGGCGTCGACGCCACGTTCACCCTGACTTTCGTTGCGCCCTACAACCTGTGGATTCACGAGAGCGGCCTGAACCAGATCGACGGCCAGAACGAGCAGCCGGTGCGCTCGTACTACGAGACTGCCGACCTCATGCTGCCGCTTCTCGATGCCAGCCTGCCGGACAGGTGGCTGAACATCAGCGCGCTGGAAGCCGACTTCGTGCAGAGCGGCGACCTGACGGTGACGATCACCGGGCGCGCCAACGCGCGAGCCCCGGAGGTCGAGAGCGACGCCATGGTCATCCCGGAGGTGGCAACCACGTCTTCCGAGCAGATCGTCCACCTCAAGACGCAGCGCAGGCAGCTACGTTTCCGCTTCGAGAGCAATACGATCAACGGCGATTACCAGGCCGGACAGATCCTCGCGCACTTCCAGGCGGGCGACGGGACGATCACGTCATGATCGATCCCCGCGGCCTCGACCTCATGGACTGGGCGGATAGCGTCATTCTGGAGAACGGCGACGCTTTCAGCTTCGGAAAACTGACCGATCCGGCGCGCTGGCGGGACTGGGCCGTGGCGTTCGTCGTCGCGCAACCGTTCTCCGAGCGCGTCGTGCCGGACCCGTACCAGTTCACGGATTGGCGAGAATGGGCTATGCGTAGCTACACAATGCTCGAGGGGCAGGGCTGATGGCTGGGACTTCCGAACTTGCGGTCAATACGACGGGCGCGGCTCCTGCGCCTGCCCCGGCCTATGACGCCGAGACGCAGGCGTTCATCAAGCGCATCGACGACTACGCCGCCGAGATGGGCGGGAAAGGCTACACGGTCAACCGGCAGGCCATCGTCGGCCCCGAAGGTGCTGACCCATACAAGGCCCTGATCGCAGCCGGGACCGACCCTCGCAGCCTTGTCGATGTCGGACTGGCTTTCAAGACCAACAAGGGCAACGCCGCCAAGGTCAGGAACAATCCGACCGGCACGATCTACGCCAATCCGAACTACCAGTACCGGATCACCAACGAGGCCGGGAAGAACAAGGTGCTCTACACGGGCACCGGCCTCGAAGGGCTCCAGAACGTCTACGCCATCGCGCAGGAGCTGTCGCAGAAAGGCGGCAAGAAGGCCAACTGGGGCGTCGAGGAACTGAACCCGGCTACCGGTCAGTGGCAGCGTGTGGCGGACGACGACCCGGCCAAGAACACACTCGGCAAGATCGCAGGCATCGTGCTGCCTGCGCTCGGTGCATTTGCCTTCCCCGGCCTCGGTATTCTCGGAGGCGCACTCGGCTCGGCAGCCGGAGCGGCGTCCGGCTCGGTTGCGTCTGGTGTGTTGCAGGGCAAGAGCCTCGGGAATATTCTGAAGAACGCAGCCATCACGGGTGGCTTGTCTTTCGCGGGGGGCTCCCTGCTCGGGGGCGCGGGGGCAGGCGGTGCGGGGGGCACCGCCGCTTCCGGCGCCAGCGGCGCGACGGGGGGTGCCGGCGCCGCTGGCGCCGGGGCCACGGGCTCAGCCCTTGGCGGTGCCGCCAGCGACATCGTCGTCAACGGAATCCGCAACGTGTTGCCTGGCGCGTTCGGAGGAGCCGCCGGCGCGGCTGGCGGTGCTGCGGCGTCCGGGGCGCTGGGCGGAGGCAACAGCGCTTCCGCGACGCCGCAGTCCGTCGAGGAGATACTGGTCGAGGCCAACAAGCCGCTGGTCAACCCGACAGGCGTTCTCGACGCGGCTACTCTGGCGTCGCTCGGCATCCCGGCCAGCATCAGCGGCGGCAAGCCGATGAAGATCAGCGACGTCGCCAACTATCTCAAGCTGGCGTCGCTCGGCGTCGGGCTGGTCGGCAACATGTTCACGGGGAGCGGCAACGGCAATCAGGGAACGATGCCCGGTCCTCTCGGCACGACGGCGCCTGTGTTCGGTGCGTCGCTGCCGACGACGACCACGGTGTTCGGCAGCAATGGCGCGCCGACGCCGCGCCGCATCGGTCCCTACGACTGGAAGACTTACGGACAGCGGCCCGAGTTGAGCTTCTACAGTAATGTGCCGCAGCGCTTCGCGGAAGGCGGCCTTGCTGTGAAGCGCGGTGGCCGCGTCGTCGAGGGGTCCGGAACCGGCCGCAGCGACAACATCCCGGCCGAACTGTCCGATGGCGAATACGTCGTCGATGCGGAGACTGTCGCGTTGCTCGGCGACGGCAGCAGCAAGGCCGGAGCCAAGGCGCTCGACGACATGCGTGTCAGCGTCCGCAAGCACAAGGGACGCAAGCTGGCGAAGGGTGAGTTCAGCGTGAAGGCGAAGCAGCCGGAGCACTACATCGCAAAAGGAAAGCGATAGATGGCATTCACCGATTTCCTCACTGAGGGCGCGGCCATCCCCGCCGGGTCGGCGGTCAAGTCGATCACGAGCCAGACGGTGCTCCCGGACTGGTACACCAACTACGCGATGGACGTGCT